CCCGCCCACACGATCATGATGCGGGTTAGACCACCAGCTTTTCAGGTCCTTCGGGCGAAACACCCAAGGCTCGCCATGTTGACCGTCCTGGATCGGTGTCCGGACCTGCGCCGCCGCATCTGCCTCCGTCGCGTAGTACCAATCGAACCGTTCACCCCCCGCGATGTTTCTCTTGAGGTAGTCAAGATTGTAGATCGAATCCCAGGCGGCATCGGCATGGTCTTCACCGTCGCGCCAGTCAGAGACGGGCATGTAATTGTCAATGCCGATGAAATCGATGTTCGGATCAGCCCAAAGCGGATCAAGGTGGAACTGAACATTTCCGGATGCATCATGGTAGCCGAAATACTCAGACCAGTCGGCGGCGTAACTCAGCTTCACGCCCGGGCCCAGGATACCCCGCACATCCGCCGCAAGCTGGCGCAGCGCGACAACGGCAGGGAAACTGTCACCGGCACCCCGGATCTGCGTCAGCGACCGCAATTCGGATCCGATGCAAAAGGCTTCCACGCCACCTGCCACCGCGCAAAGATGCGCATAGTGTAACACAAAGCGCCGGTATCCCCAGGACTGCGGACCCATGTAGGTCACAGACTCACCATTCCGCGCAAAATGGCCGGGCTGCGCCGCTCCAAAAAAGGCGGCAACTTCGGCAGATGCCGCAGCCGTCCGGTCGGGCGACCCGGGCCGGCCCGGAGCTACTGACAGCGTGATGCGCCCGCGCCAGGGCAACACGGGCTGTCCGACAGCACCGGTCCAGGGGTTGGGCAGCGCATTCCCTGCCATCTGTTCCATCAGCACAAAGGGATAGAACATCACCTGCTGCCCTTCGGCCCGCAGGGCGCGGATCGCCTCGATCACGGATTGGTCGGCCGGCGTGCCACCGTAAACGGGCCGACCGTCAAGTCTGGCAATCTGCCCTGCGGCCCCCCGGCCAATCCCGCCAGCCTGCCAGGGCATTGTCCCCTCTGTCGTCTTCTGCTCGACTTTGGGACGCACCGTACAACTGCCGCAGCGCAGATCATCGCCAAACCAGGACACCACCAGCGAGACCGCCCCACAACGGGGCAACTCCTGACGCAACTGTGTCAAGGACGCGGCAAAGTCGGTCTGCCCCGACGGCGAATGCAGGTTGGCGGCGCGCTGCACGCCCGGTCCGGCGTCATAGTGAACGCGGCTCGTCGCCAGCGAATACTCTCCGGTCCCCGGGATCAGGGCCACGGCCCGCACACTGCCCGCAATGTCGGTCATTGTCCGGGCAACGGCACCCTGCGCACGGCGCACGACTTCGAAGGAAAACTGTGGCACCCGGTTGCCGAAGGCGGTCAGGTCCAGATCCTCGAAAACCACATAAGCTATGCCGCGATAGGCCGGTGCCAGTCCCGCCCCTTCGACGGCGGCGATTTTTGCATCGGGCAGCTGGTCCTCGCTCCCCGCATAAACGCGCATCGTCAGTCTGTCGCGCACAACCTCATTGCCATCGGCCCAGATCCGGCCAACCCGCAGGATCTCTCCCTCGCAAAGCGCCACCGCAAGACTGACCGAATAGGAATAGGTCTCGGTCACAACCGACGATTTCGGTTTCGCACCCTTGCCACCCCGGCTTTCCTGCTGCGTCGTCGTCACCGTTTCCTTGAACCGCGTCGCCCAGATCACCTGCCCCGCTACCCGCATCCGGCCAAAAACCTGGCCGATGGCCGTGCCTTCGCTGGCTCCCATCACCCGGATACGCTCGACCCGCCCCACTTCAACCACCGAGGACCCTGAACCCATCAGCCGCTGGTCGATGACACGGCCAAGCGTCGCTCCGACGGCCCGGCCAATGACCGCCCCTGACAGGCCCAGCACGGTGCCGCCAAAGCCGCCTCCGATCGCTGCTCCGACAGCCGATAGAATGATCGTCGCCATTCAGCGCTCTCCTTCAGGAAATGTGAATCGGGCGACGATCCGACGCGCCCATGGCTGTGACAGCGGACTTTCCACAACCCCATGTCCGGAATAGGCGTGAATGAAACTGGCGCTAGCCCCAACCTCGGCGGCAATCCCCAGATGTTTTGCGATACCCCCGTCGCGCATCCGAAACAGCAGCACGTCCCCTGGGCTGTCCGCTCCGTCGCGACAGGGGGCAAGCCACCGCCGCGCCGCCTCCCACAAGGCTTCTTGCCCGCTGGGTTCCGCCCAGTCTGCCGTATAGGGCGGAACAGGTTCCGGCTCGGCTCCGTAAAGGTCCCGCCAGATGCCCCGCAACAGGCCAAGGCAATCGGCACCCGCCCCGGCAACACAGCCCTGGTGCCGGTAGGGCGTTCCGATCCAGGTACGGGCCACGGCAACAACCCGGACAGAATGCTGTAACGTCACTGCAGTTTTCCCCCGTCATTGGGGCCAGAGTCCGTGGGATAGGACAAAAGCCAATCGTCACCGGGAATATGCGGAAACCCCCGAAAATTATTGAAATTGAAGAATTTGGCTTGACATGTCTCTGCGCGTCGGTCGCATCCCGCTTCCAGCCGCAGTCGGTCACCTGCCGCCACCTCCGGCCCGATGCGGTTCCACAACTCGAAGACGCGCCGATTGCCGTCGACCCGGTCGAACTTGATCAGACCGATGACCCCGCGCGCCTTTCCGTCCAACAGTTTCGCCCGGCCCTTCTCAAACCAGCCCGCTGCAAAGCCCGACAAGCCCGAAACCCCAAAGACGCGACCCTCTGACAGCGTCTCAATGGCAACCTCGACCGAAAACCCCGGACGGCTCAGATCAAAGCCACACCGGGCATCGCCCAGAATGGCCGCGCAATCGCGCTGATAGACCCTGCCCTGCGGCTGATTCATCTCTTCCGTAAGACCGCGCAGTTCGGCACGGAAGGCCCCTCCGGACCGAACGATCTCACCCAAAGACCCGCGAAACTGCAGCAGGCGCTGCGCAACGTCGGTCCAGTTGACCAGCCAGCAGCGAACCTTGGCGCCGTCATAGTGACCCGCGATCAGATCAGCCTCGGTCACAGCATCGCTGCTCAACGCACCGACGGCTTCCGAGTTATCGACGGCAAGGCCAGTCGTCTGAACCAAGGTACGCGCCGTCATGCCGGTTCCGGCCCGAAAGACAATCCCGTCGAACCCCAGGTCGCGGTCGTGATCGGTGAATCCCAGCAGCGTCCCGTCCTTGCGTTGCACCGCCCAGGCCCGGCACAGCGTTGTGACGCCTCCGGCAAGATGGGCCAGAAGATCCTCGCGCCCCGCCATCAGACGCGCAGCTCCACTACCGGCACTGCGGGCACGTCTCCGGCCTGAAACGCATCGATCGAGGTCTGGATGCGGTCCGTGTCAAACCGCACCGGGACATCAAATTCGAACCCGGCCGAAAGGACGGCACCCAATGCCGGTGCTACGGCAAAGCTCACCGTGCCAGTTACCGCTGACAGCGTCCACTCCGTGTTGATTGTCTTTTCAACGCCGCCAATCGCCACACGCACCGTTCCAGGCACCGGCTTTGCAATCGGACGCTGATAGGTTCCCACCCCGGAAACATATGTCTTGCTTAACCTGAAGGTTGTCCGCACCCCGTCCCCCTGTCCGATGAATTGATCCTGCGGGGTGACCGGTTTTGAAGACGCAGATGACTTGAAATCCGCCCAGTCCTTCCAGCGAAAGCCGTGCAACTGACCGCGCCGCGCCTCGAAGAAGGCGATGACCTCGCCCAGGTCATCCAGGCTGCGCATCCCCAGTCCGGCATCATAGCGGCGACGCGAATGTTCCCAGGGCGTGCTGCGTTCTTCAAACCCGTTGGTCAGCGCCACAATCTCGGTGCGTCGCTCCGGCCCTCCGGATGATCCGAAACTCAGGTTCGCCGGAAACCGCACTTCGTGAAATCCCATGCCGTGCCCTCATCTGTTCCGCTGGCCGCGCGCCAGCACCCGGTTCACCTGCGCCGCGATCTGTGCCTGGCTGCGCTGGAATCCCTGCACATCCGGTGTCGAGACATTCATCACCACCGACATGCCCCTGCCACTCCCCCCGGCGCTCTGCACGCCCAGGCGTCCATCGGGACCCCGTGACAGCGGCAGAATGGCTTCCGGGCCCGCCTCACCCATCAGCCCCTGCCCGCCACGCATCGCAAACCCGGTTGGCGCCGTCACGACGCCCCCGCGCGCAAAGGGCGTGACGCGGCCCTGTGCGATGACGCCCCCTTTTGCAAAAGGCGTGACTGCAGACATCAACCCGCCGGCACCCTGGGCCAGAAGGCCGCTCAACGCGTCGGTCACAGGCCGGGTCGCCATCCGGTAGACAGTGTCAGACAGGGATTGACCGATGCCCCTCAGCACGTCCGACAGCTTGGCACCGTCAAGGACCAGCCCGTCGAAGGCGCGCCGCAACCCGGTGCCGATCCCGCTCGACAGCACCGTCACGTCGCGCCCCGCCTGGGCGATCCCGCCCTGCATCTTCCCCAGCTCGCTGCTCAGGCCCCCGATACTGCCTGCAGTCGTCGCACAGGCTGTCTCAAGTGCCGAAATCTTGTCTGACAAAGTGTCAATCTCGATCATCAACGTCTCCCTTCATCCTGTCCGGAAAGGCCTGCACCAGCGCATCAAGCCGCGCCCGACTGAACGGCACTGGCACCGGCTGATCCGGCCCGGTCAGCATGTGCAACTCCGCCGGGGTCAGGCGCCAGAATACCTCTGGTGCCAATCCAAGCTGGCCGATCCCGACCCGCATCAAGCCGGGCCAATCGATGCGGGTCATGACCTGGATGGGTGGGCTGGTGGCGCAAAGGCACGCGCCAGCAACTCGGCCGCCAACCGCGCCGCACCGCCAAGGCCACCGGCGATCTCTGCCGTGCGCAGGTCCTCTGCCGTGCCGCGCCAGCCACCGCCCCGCAGGCCCGCCACGATCAGCGCCATCACATCCCGCGTGGTGAACCGCCCCTGCTCAAACCGTTCCACCAGATCCACCAGGCTGCCTGTCTCCATCGCGGCCTCAAGCTCGGCCAGCGCCCCCAGGGTCAGGCGCGCCACATATGCCTCGCCATTCAGCGTGACGGTCACCTCTCCGGCCCAGGGGTTCGCCATCACAGCGCCGCGAAGGTCAAAAGCCCCGCCGAGGCCAAGGTCAGCTCGTAAGTCGCTTCGCCGTCAAAGGTGCCTGCATACTCCAGCGCCGTGATCTGGAACGGCCCCTCGATCGTCCCGAAATCCGGCACGATCACCTGAAAGGCGGGCATTCCGCCCTCAAAGAACACCTTCCGGGCGCGGGCATCGGTCTGCTCGTCACGGAACACCCCGGATCCACTGATCGATGCCGATTTCACGCCAGCCCCCGCCAGCAGTTCGCGCCAGCCACCGGGACTGTCCAGACTGGTCACATCCACCGTCTCCGCATTCAGGCTGATCCGCGTGGCGCGCAAACCCGCCACCGTCTCGAACTGCCCCGACCCCGACAGGTCGATCTTGATCAAAAGGTCCTTGCCGTTCTGAACAGGCATTCCGCCGCTCCCCTCAGATGTTTCGTTTTCCGTCCCGCGCGCCCTCAGTCCTCGACACGGGCACGGAAGGTCATGTCGATCCGCCGCACGCGGCCATCGTCGCGCCTGCGGGCCGTTGCCCGCTGAAACCTCATGCCCACCAACCGCCCCCGGCTCAGCATCAGGGACGCATCGTTCAGCGCGTCTGAAATCGCCACCGCCAGGGCCTTGGCCGCGTGGAACCCTGCCGCCTCGCTGATCACGCTGACTGCGAACCGGTGTTCGGCCCCGGACCCGCTGGCATCAGACAGATCCCGCACCTCTTCGGTCC